GACTATGTAAGAAAGTTCGGTGAAACGTTTTTATCAGCTTCTAACAAACAGTATGAATTTCTAACTTCAGTAGCAGTTAAGAACTATTTCCAAAATGGTGGACAAACAGCTTTAGTAACTAGAGTAGTATCAGGAACTTATGACAGAGCAACTAGTACTAATATTCAAAGTGGAATTCTTGCTACAACAGCTTCCCTTACAATTTCTAGTGCAAGTTTATCGCCATTTATTACACCTACAGGATCCTTTACAATTAACGGAATTAACCTAGCAGTAACAGGAAGCACACCCCCTACTAACACAGCTACAACGATTTTCATAGCATCAGGATCAACACCAGCAAATACAGTAACAGCAATTGTAACAGCTTTTAATTTTAGCTCTTCTGTGGCACCGTATAGCACATCACTTCAAAATATTGTTGCAGCAGCTTCCGGAACTACAGGATTACTTTTCAACACTACTGCATCTTTGATAGGAACAGCTACTGTACCAGGTACATTAAATGCATACACAAGTGTACTAGGTAGTACTAGTACAAACTTTAGTGGAGCAACAGGGACTACTGTCCTAGCAATACAGACTTTGGGAGAAGGAGCTCTTTATAACAACTCAACATCAGCAACAGATCTAGGAGCTTCAAACTCAGACGGATCTTTAGTATCCGGATCTGCAGATAATGTAAGATGGGAAATTGCAAATGTAAACAATGCACTAGGAACATTCTCAATTCTTATAAGACAAGGAAACGACAGTACAAATAACAAAACGATATTAGAAACATTTAACGTAAATCTTGACCCAGACTCAGATAACTATGTTGAAAGAATAATTGGTAACCAATACGTAACAGTAGCTACAGATTCAAGCACAGGAGTATCCTACAATACATTAGTAGGTACATATCCAAATGCTTCTAATTATATTAGAGTAGAGTCAGTAAACCTTCCAACTAACTACTACTTAGCAAACGATGGAGTAACAGTTAATAAAGATAGTAATAACTTATCCTACTCAGCATCATTACCGCAAGTAGCTTCCGGTTCATTTCAAGGAGCCAATGGAGCAGTTAAAACAGGAGCTAAATTCTTTGGAGATATTACAAACACATCTACAGACACACAAGGATTAGTAGCAGCAAACTACACAGTAGCCCTTTCTCTTCTTGCAAATAAAGATGAATATCAATTCAATATAATATCAGCACCAGGTTTAGTCTATAAAAACAGTGACTTCACTTCAACAGTAAATGCAGTTATATCATTAGCAGAGTCTAGAGGGGACTGTATCGCAGTAGTAGATTTAGTAGGATTGAGCGAAACAGCAATAACAAACGTAACAGGTCAAGCAGCTACATTAAACAGTTCTTACGCAGCAACTTACTGGCCTTGGTTACAAATTAAATCTGCTACAGGAAGAAACGAATGGGTTCCAGCCGGAACAGTAATTCCAGGAGTATATGCATTCACAGATGCTTCATCAGCACCATGGTTTGCACCAGCAGGTTTAGTAAGAGGAGGAATCGGAGGAGTAATTCAAGCAGAAAGAAAATTAACTAAAGGTGATAGAGATACTCTTTACTCAGCAAAAGTTAATCCAATCGCTACATTCCCAGGATCGGGTATATCGGTATTCGGACAAAAAACTTTACAAACTAAAGCATCAGCTTTGGATAGAGTAAATGTAAGACGTTTGCTTATAGAACTTAAGAAGTTTATTGGTGACCAAGCAAGAAACTTAGTATTCGAACAGAATACTATAGCAACTAGAAATAAGTTCTTAGCGACGGTAAATCCTTACTTAGAATCAGTAGTACAGAGACAAGGTCTTTATGCTTACAGAGTTGTAATGGACGATACAAACAACACAGCAGATGTTGTAGATAGAAATCAATTGATAGGACAAATATTCATTCAACCAGCTAAAACAATTGAATTCGTAGTATTAGATTTTACAATTGAACCAACTGGAGCTACTTTCGCATAATTTATAAACATAGATATTTATAATAAAATAAATAAGATAAAATGGCAGTATTAGATCCAAACGAAATAATGTTTAGAGCCTTCGAACCAATGGTTCAACACAGGTTCGTAATGTATATAGATAATATCCCAGCCTTCATGATTAAAAACGTGAAAGCACCTAACTTTACAGATTCAGAGATCAAACTTGATCATATTAACTCTTACAGAAAAATAAGAGGAAAAAGAAACTGGGAAAATATGGATATGACTCTATACTCACCAATTACACCTTCAGGTGCTCAAGCAGTAATGGAATGGGCTAGATTAGGATACGAATCAGTAACAGGTAGAGCTGGATATTCAGATTTTTATAAGAAAGATTTAACTTTAAATATTCTAGGTCCTGTAGGAGATATCGTAGGGGAATGGATCATAAAAGGAGCTTTCTTAACAAAAGGAGATTTTGGACAATTTGACTGGACTTCTGCTGATGGAATAGTAGAGATACAAATCTCAATTGCAATGGATTACTGCGTCTTAAATTATTAGACGTATTTTTATAAAAATTAACAAGCCTGGCAATCGTCAGGCTTTGTTGTTTTAAAAAAGTTTTTTTCATATATTTATATATAGAAAAAGTTACTAACAAATAAAATTTATGGAAAACAAATTTAACCTACCGACTGAAACGGTAGATCTTCCTTCAAAGGGATTACTTTATCCAAAAGATTCCCCACTATCGGAAGGTAGAATTGAAATGAAGTATATGACCGCTAAGGAAGAGGATATTTTAACAAATTCAAACTATATTAGACAAGGAGTAGTCATTGATAAGCTACTACAATCTTTAATTATCTCTCCAATTGACTACTCAGACTTACTTATAGGAGATAAAGATGCAGTTATGATGGCTGCACGTATTTTAGGTTACGGAAAAGATTATGACTTTCAGTATGCAGGAGAAAAAGTTAAAGTAGACCTATCTACGTTAAAGCTTAAAGAGTTAGATGAGAGTATAATAAAAGAAAAAGGTAAGAATGAGTTTGAATATAAACTTCCAAATACGGATAATACCGTTACATTTAGGCTTTTAACGCAAAAGGACGATAGAGATATTGATGCTGAACTAGAGGGGTTGAAAAAGTTAAATAAAAATACTAACAACGAATTAACAACACGTCTAAAGTATATGATACTATCAATCAATGGAAACTATGAGAGAGGTACAGTGAGACAGTTTGTAGATACAGCTTTCTTAGCTAGAGATTCTAGAGCATTTAGAGAATACTACGCACAGATATCACCAGGAGTAGAAACAAAAGTAAAATTTCAAACAGAAGTTGGTGACGAGGAGGACATCAACATTCAGTTTAATTCTAACTTTTTTTGGCCTGAGTCCGGAAACTAGAGGAAGCATTTTTAGACAGATACATGAAATAGTCTTTCATGGACAAGGAGGATACAGCTGGGAGGTAGTTTATAATATGCCTGTATGGTTAAGAAGATTTACCTTCAGTATATTACAGGAACATTACGATAAGTTAAATGCAGATAACGATGATGAATTAAAACCAGTTAAAAACAGTAATAAAGTATCGCCACCAGATATTGTTCAAAAGGCAATGACACCGACATATAGTACCAAGGCATCAAGTAAATGATGCCTTTTACTATTTATACATATAAAGAACACTATGGCAAATCAAGGACCGCAAAAAACTTTTGACGACTATTCACAGTTAATAACACAACTAGACGCTAAGATTAAAAACTTAGGTGGAGATGGTATTCCAAATCTACAGAAGTTTTTAAACTCTATGGGTAAGGATACTGCATTAGCTGCGAAACAGTTTGGACTAATGTCTAGAGAGGCTCGTGATTTAGAGGATGTATTTGGAGCAATCTCAAGTACAATAAAAAATGTAGTAGCAGATTTAGATAAGTCAACAAAGTCGACTACTCTTTTTAAAAGAGGATTAACCAGTGTAGAGGGGATAGCTAGAAAACTAGCAGATCACAAGAGTGACGAGAATGTACTTACAGTAAAACAATTAGGTAATCTAAATAAGCAATTAGGTCTTGAAATACAAAACCTAAAAATAGCTCGTGATAAAGCATCTGAAGAGCAGAAAACTCTTGAGAGAAAAATAAACTCCGGTAGAGCAACTGCAGCAGAGGTAAGATATTCTGAAGAATTATCAAACTATCAAAGAGAAATTAATTCTGCTCTAAACTTAAAAAATAGTTATCTAGATAAAATTGTTAAACACTCTGAAAGAGAAATCCAAATCGAAAGAGATATTCAAAGGACTATTGGACTTACTGGATTAGCTTTTAAAGGAATAGCAGGAACGCTTCAAAAAATAGGAATAGAATCTCAGGCTATAGAAGAGCTTAATAGAAAAATTCGAAATACAGCAAAAGAAACTGGAAGTGCTTGGAAGACAGCAGGTATAGCGATAGGTGGTACATTTAAAATGATTGGGGAGAGTTTAAACGATCCAGCCGTTCAAATTGCTTTTGTAACAAAATACTTTAAGACATTATATGAAATAGGTTCTCAATTTAGTACAAGAACTTTTGAAATACAGAAAACACTAGGACTCTCCACAGCTTCGGCAGCAGCAATGAATAGGGAATTCCTTAGTATGCAACAAAGTACTAATAATATTTATGCTAACTTTACAGATCTTGCAGCAGCAAATACAAACTTAAATGAATCTTTAGGAACATCAGCTACTTTCTCTGCAGAGACGCTTACAACACAAGCTAAGTTAATGCAGGTTACAGGGCTTACAGCAGAAGAATCAGCTAAGATCTACGAATACTCTTTACTTAATGGTAAAACTCAAGAGCAGACTTACAACTCAATGGGTAAGTCAAACAAAGGAGTTCTTAGTAATAAGAAGGTGATGCAAGAGGTTCTAAAAATAAGCGGACAATTAGCAGCACAGTACAAGAACAACCCAGCATTACTTGAAAAAGCAGTTGTACAAGTACAGAAGATGGGAATTAATTTAGAGCAAGCCAAAAAAATGGCTAGTGGATTACTGAACTTTGAAGATTCTATTTCATCAGAACTAGAAGCAGAATTACTAACCGGGCAAGAGCTTAATTTAGAAAAAGCAAGAACACTTGCCCTTCAGGGAAAATCAGCAGAAGCAGCAGCTGAGATGCTAAAACAGACAGGAGGTTTAGCTAAGTTTCAAAACATGAATGTTTTACAACAAGATGCATTAGCTAAGTCTATGGGAATGTCTACAGATGAATTAGCTGATTCGTTAGTAAAAGCACAGCAACTAGAAAAACTAGGAGCAAGTGAAAGAAGGGCATTAGATGAAAAAGTAAATGCATTAAAAAAAGCTGGTGAATTTGAAAAAGCATCTCAGTTAGAGAAATTAGCACTACAGGGAAAAACTGTTGAATTAGCATCACAAGAACTAGACACTCAGAGTAAAATTGATAAATCAATAAGTTCTATCAAAGAGTCATTAAAATCTGCAATTGCAGGACCTCTTGCCAGTATAACAGATAAGTTAGCAAGCGTATTAGCAGCAATGGCAGCAAATCCTGTAATAAACC